ATTGTAATAACCGTATGGAGGGTTTTTAAATGTATCGTATTTGTTACAATCGTGTGGATTGCTCATACTATTATCGTATAATACTAAATAATGGTAATTATCGTAATTATTATCGTCTGTTGCTTGTAAGGTTTGATATACTATTAAATTATGGTCAGTTACTAATTCGCTTATAAGGTCTAAAGTATTTGCGTTATTGCATTGTCCTGCTACGTTGTAAGTTTCAGGATAAAACGTTAAAGCAGGGATATAGCCTATGTAGTCTGCCGTTGTAATAGTGTAATTATTAGTATTGCTTCCTACTTCAACCGCTGCATACAGATTAGTATTATCAAAACTTAATTCTAAATCAGTTGTATATCTAAATGTAGCCAGTATATTATCGTTTTGGAATACATTATAACGTTCTGCCTTCATCGTTAAACTACCGTCAGCATTTCGTTTAATATAAAACCAAAGATTAAGCAATTTAGCTACATTCTTAAATAATTTCTCAAACGTAATCCATACCTCAGCTTTAACACTACTTCCCGTTGTATCTCTTAAAGCTTCGCCATTGATAATTAACATACCATTATTACCTACTCCTGTTTTCCAAACCGTGCCAGGTACGTTATTATCAAACCAATCGCTTTGAAACGTTATCTCCCCATCACTCATAAATTGTACTAAGAATTTAAGAGCATCGTAAACATCTACACCATACCTGCTATCTGCTAAATTTCCTCCTGTGCTGGGGTCAAACGGCTTTATTTCTATGTAAGGACAAGGAGTTATAGTTACATTGTTTTTGCTTTTATTGGAAGCAAGCAAAGCCTCACATTTATAGTTGTTTAGTATTTTAGCAAAATATGAATTATCCACAACCTCACATTCTACCGTACAATCGTTTAAATTAAATGTAGAAGTAGAAACATAAATTTTACCTATTTGGTACTCCTCAAACGTGTTGTTTTCCCTGCCTATTAATAATTTAAAGTCTATCTCACCGCAAAATGTATCGGTATCCCTTACATTCTTAATATAATCATAAGCACTGTTTACAAACGCTATTCGTGTGGGATATTTAACAAGTATTCCCCTTTTGTCGTAATCACGTTCCAAAACCTCCTCAAACTCCTCAATATCTTTTATTGGGTAGTCTGCACCGTCAAATAAAGTAGTATCTAAATAGTATTGGTAACTAAACATAACGTGAAGGCTTTTGAGTGTACTTTAAATTACTTACTATGTATTCGGCTGACTGCATAGAAGCTTGTTTAAACGTTTTTCTTAAATAGTGGTCATCATACATTTGATATTTAAGACTGTTGGCTATATTATCCGCTAAACCTTGTTGGTTTACTTGATTTAAAGACTTGTTAAGTATTGCAGGAAGCACGTATTTATCGTAAATATACTTTTCGCTCATTCCTTTGTTTAAACTCTCTAATAAGCCTTTATTTGCTTGTGCGTCTTTGCGGTTTACTACAAATTCGTCTGCTTCGGCTTCAATTAAAGTACCCCCATCTCTATGACGTTTACCACCTATCCAACCACCTTTCTCAAATTTTTGTGCGTCTATTGCCGCTACTTGTGCAGCCGTTGTAGCTATTGCAGCACCTATTCTAATACCCGTAATTATTCCAGTAGGGTCTGGAGTGGTAGCTAAAATGTTAGTAATAGCTAAAGCACCGTTAATAATGGCTTGTTGCTTTTTCCATTTCTTTTCCTGCTCAAACGCTTCTTTTAAAACTTGCTGGCGCTCTAATTCAAATTGACGTTCGTACTCTAATCTTTTTTGGTTAGTGATACCGGCTTGTTCAATGCGTGCGTTCTTTTCGTCTTCAATCATTTTTAGCCTTGCATCTCTCTCTATTGCTATTTGCTGGAGTTGTTGCTCAAAATATGCGTTGGCTAATGTAGAAGTTAAGTTTATTAATTCTATAATTATTTGTTTTCTTTCTGCTTCCTTTTTAAGTATTTCATCTAAAGCCTTTAAATCGTCTTCGTTATTTTCTTCTACGGCTTTTGCTAATTTTTTTGTGCTTTCTACTTGTTTGTCAATTAATTGTGCTTTTTCTTCTTCTGTTACTACCGCACTACCATCGTCAATATGAGTTAATGGTTTATCTTTTAAACTTTGTAAAAATTTTAATTTAATTAACTGCTCGTCTATTGCTTGTTTTTCTTCTTCTAATTGATTAAGCCTTTTAACATCCGCACTATTTATTTTATGTTTTAATGTTAATTCATCTAATAAATATTTTGTGTATTTAGAAATATTAGCGTTTAATTCATCATACGCACTTGTTTTTTTCTTTGCTGCTTCTGCTGCTGCTGCTTTTGCTTTGGCTGCTTCCTCTTCTTTTTTCTTTTCTTTATCTAAAGTAATTAAATAATCTTTTTTGTCTTGTGCTATTTTATTTATTACATCATTATAAATAATTGTTTCTCTTTTAACTTTAGCTATTGGGCCAGTTAAATTATTTTTTCGTTCGGTTAAATTTAAAATAGCTTTGTTATAATCATTTACCGATTTAGCAGTACTATTTACATTTGTTCTATAATCTTTTAACCCTAAAATTAAACCACCATATAAATCAACCATAGATGCTGAACTTATTGCAAATAATCTATCTAACTCGTTTAACACTTCTTGTTCTTCGGCTAAACTGTTTATTGCATTTCCTAACGCATCAAAAGCTCCTTTTATAACACCTGAATTTGCTTTACCTAAATTATTTAATAACCTATCCCAACTATCTCCTAAATTGCTTATTTTTCCGTTTAATGTTTCAGATATAGCAGCCATACCTCCAGAAACACCTTCTAAATCTCCTAATGATAAAATGTAATTTCTTATACTTTCGTTTGTAAAATCTACTTGTGTTTTTTGTTCTTTAAAAGAAAAAGTAACCTTATTACCCTCTTTACTTGCTCTAATACCAAATTCTTTTAAGCGTTCAAACTCTCCTGTTTGAGCGTCAATAATAGCTTCCGTTAATTGGTCAAAAGATTTACCTTGACTTGCTGCAACATCTCCTAATTTTATAATCTCTTGACTTGTTGGCTTAAAACCTTGATTAACTAATTTAACATAAGATGCGGTAAGTTCTGATACACTAAAAGGAGTTTTTGCTGCAATCTCTTGTATTTGCTGCATTGCTAATTCAGCGGCATTACTTGAACCTAAAGTATTTTTTAATACTGCTTCGTATCTTTCAAATTCTCCCCTTGTTTGTATAATTGATTTTGTAAAACTTGTTATCGCTCCTATTGAAAAAGCACCTATTATATAACTTTTTAAATTATCTAATTGCTTGTTTAAATCTACAATACCGTTTTTAGCATCTTTAGCCCCTTTATTGGCTTTTTTACCTGCTTCTGCTGCTTCTTTACCAAAGTTATCGGCTGCTTTCTTTGCGTTGTCAAATTCTTTCTTTACCCTTTTTTCTTCCTCCGTTAAGTTCTCTAATTCGTCAACTGCTTTTTTAGTATTGCCCTCAACTATTAATCTTATTACAACATTATCCATTATTCTTTGGTTTTTAAGGCTTCCATTGCCTTTATTTGTCTGTCGTAATCCTCCAAAAGTAAATGGTACTCATAAACAGTTATCTTAGATAATCCGCTTAAATCGTAGCCATATTCAGTTGCGAGGCGATGGTCTTGTAAAAATCTTTGCTCTTGTCCCTCTCGGACAACATCGTAAAAATGCTTTCCAAGTGATGTGTGTTTATCTTTTTGCTCACCTCCGTATAAATGTCCAAATCTTGCTCGGATAAACCCGTTAAGGGTATTATATCGTTCATTGGCACTTGCAAAAAAAAATCACTGAGCTTTAATTCTTTCCAGGTTTTAATCTTTTCTAAATTATATTTAAAGTCGTAATTATAAGGGCTTTCATTCTCATCAAAATAGATAACGGAAGCTAACTTATACATTAATTCCACATCAAAGATAAGGTCTAAACGTTCCTTTAATTGATTAGATAGTTTTGCAATTTCACTTATCTGTATTCCGTTTTTATTGTTAATAGCGTTGTGAATAGCGGTGCAATGCGCTTGTAAGAACTCACGACTACACCTCATACTAAATTCGTTGTAATATTCGCTGGCTACCATTCCACGACCTACCGCCACATTAAAAACGTCTTCAAACTGGAAGTATTGTTTACCTCCAAATTCAAAAGCCTTAACTATCTTGTACTTATCCTTTGTGTGCTTTTCAATATATTGTGCTTCGATTTTTATCTTTTCGGCTATTAACTCACTTACCTTAGCATTAATCTCAGCTTGTTGTAAGTTGTTAAACTTACCTGTAATGATAGTTTTTAGCTTAGTCCACATAATTACTAATAACGTTAGTTAAATCTGTTTCCATTCCTTTATAAGCCAGTTTATTGGATACAAATATTTCAAAATAATGTTTTTTAGGCTTAATTTTTACCATTACTGGACTATTAATTTTTAGAAAAGTTATTGTAAGCGTGCCACCGCAGGAACATCTTTTTTGCTCGTAGAAGTCTTTAGCTTTCAATATACTTTCCATAAATACCGTTTAAAGCACTAACAACAAAAATAAAAATAATCAAATTAATAAAGTTAAAAGAGTGGTAGTATTTGTAACAATAAAACAAAGCACCCCAAAAGGAAGCCATACAATTAATACAACCGATTAAAGGCTTATAAATGTAATAAGGTAGATTATCGTTTGCATACTTACCTAATGGCGCACCAATAAGACCGTAAATCCTACCCATGTAATATTCATATTTAGTTACTGACCATAAGCCCGCACAAAAAAGGCTACATATTATCGCTTGTGTTATCATTTATTTGTTTTATAAAATCTTTATGAGTTAAATTTATAAGGTAGCGTCCACAATTATGTACTAAAATACCATTAGCGTAAAACTCATGGTCATTATCTACCGTTATATCATAAACCGTTTGCTTCCCTTTTTCTTCTATTGATATTACCCTTACCTCCGTATGTCTTTCTGCAAATTTCTGAACAGTATTTGTTTGGATTATATTTTTTTGTTTCAAATTGATTTCCGCAAATACATTGTTTAACTGCAATATCTGGTTTGTTTTTTCTTCGCCATGAGGATTTACAGTTATTACTGCAAAATCTTGCTCCGATATTCCTTTTTTCAAATTCTTTAGTGCAGTAATCGCATTTAGCCTTTCCGTAATCGAATTTTCCAAAATTAAATCTTTCAGCGTGGCTTTTGTGCCATTCGTAACCCTCTTTACTTTTATGCCATTCTTTCGCTTTCTCAATACCTTTTGTGTGAAATTCTTTAGACCATTCAGGATTGTTTTTATGTAAGAGTTTTGCGTGGTATCGTGCGTGTTCACCTCTCTGTACGAGTTCGAAATTGCTGATTTCGTTGTTAAATGCGTTTCCGTCTTTGTGGTGTAACTGATACCCTTGAGGTATTGTTCCGTAAACATCAAACCACATTTGTCTGTGTAAACATCTTGAATACTGTCTTTTGGCAATTGATTGACTGCAATAAAAGTATTTTTGCTTTGTGTGCTTTGTGTATTTAACACCGTTGTAGATAATTTCCATACATTTAAATTTTCTTTAAATATACTAAATATCTCAATCCATCTAAGGTTATTACTTAAAAATTTATGCTCTTTTGTGCAAGTTGTTTTTGTTCCGTCTGAAAATGTAATTTCGTAAACTGGTCTTTCACTACTCCATTTATCTGTACATCTTTGATAACCGTTTCTTGTTAATATCATTTCTCCTATCTCAATATCAGAGATATTTTTTTCTCCATTTAATGTTATAACCTTTGTATCTCCTACAAAACAATCTAACAAATCCGCTTTGGCTGCTTCGGTAGAACGGTCTTTTATTATCTTACCTACATCATCTACTTGAACATACTTTAAATCGAATATAAGACCTTTACACTCAGGGCTTATAATAATGTTTCCTCTTTGTAATACGCTATTTAAAAGCGTTCTATTTTGTTCTATACGTGGGTTTACAGTTGGTACTTTAACTTGGTTTCTGCTAATGTTTAAAAGCTGTATAATTATCTTGTAATAATTTATACTATCCCTTACCATTGCAGAAGTGTTATTACCGGTAGCATCGCCTGTAACAATTAACAACGCATCGCTAAAATCTGTAACTATCCTTTCGCAAAGTTCATAAATGTTTGAATTGGCTAACTTATATTCTTTAAATATTCTTAATTGACCGTCAATTAGTTGAGCACAAATACAAGTAACGGGGTCGTGGTTAAAGTCAAAAGAAAGGTATAATTCGTATTCAGGATTAAATTCGCATTCTTTTACGTGTTTTTCGTAGTTAAAAGCATAAGCAAAAGGTTTGTCTACCATATCCACATCCTGAGCCATTATTTCACAAACAAACGAAAGTTCATCCATTTGGTTTTTAAGTTCGTCAATTTCTTTAACTGGGATATGGGGATTATCGTAAGTAGAAAATACCCAACTATTCCACCGGTCGTCTGTTTGTGATTTGCGAGTTAATGATTTAAAATAAGTCATTCCGAATTTAGGAGTTGACATAAACCAAGCATCACCCCCATAATCGGCTAAGGTTGGTTGTATGGCTAATTTCCAAGCCTCCTCAAACTTTTTAGCTTTTTCGCACTCGTCTACTATTATTCTATGGTATTTCCTACCCCTCCCATTGTTAGGGTCTTCTAAGCTCCACATATCTAAAACACCACCAGTAATTAACCTTAATTGCTTCACGCTTTCGTCTTTAGTTTGAATAATTGGTTGTAAAGTATGCTTTAATTCAATCCAAACATCGTGCAAGTCTTTATAAGTGGGTTGCCATAATCCAACATACTTACCATCTAATAAAGGTTGAATAGCTAATTCTTGAGTTAGAATAGTTTTACCAAACCTACGACCACATTTTAACACATTGTAACGTTTAGCGTTTTCAACTATATAAAATTGTTTAGGGTGTAATGTAGGAAGTGATAATTCTATCTCCATTATTTACGGATAATCTTTATTGCTTGTACTCCCTCGTTGGTTATGGTTTGTTGGGGTTTTCCCTCTAAACGGTCTAATATAGCGTCATAAGCTCTTATATCCCCTTTTAAGGCTTTAGCTAAAATTGCCATATCCATTTGTTCGGCAATGCTAAATTCTTCCTTTTCGCCTGTTACTGGGTTAGTTTTAGTTTGCATTAATTGAAGTAATCTTAATAGTCTTGTTTTACTATTTGGCACTCCTTTAGGCTTACCTGCAGGGTTTCCGCTTTCACCTTTTTTCCAAGCTGGTTTTAAATTGTCTTCTCTCTTTGCCATAATCGGTGTTTTTTCGGTGTTTATTTAAACCATTGATTATATATTTCAGTTGCTATTTGTGCTGTCATTACAGGAGGAACTGACATACCTATTAAATATTTTGGTTCAATCTTTTTAAAGTTGTAATCGAGAGGATATGTCCCTATCTGACAAACTTCATTTTTTGTTGTTTTTCTTGGAATATCAAATAAGATATTATTATCTCCTGCCGTTACAGTATTACAAACTTTATCCTTATATAACAGTTTAGTTGTAAATGAATTTTGTTTATTACCTAACCTCACATTAATAACTCCAAAATCACCATCACCATATATTTTATTATTCCATAAATATTGTTCGTTTTTTGTTAAGTCATTGTATTCAATATCTTCAATAACTTTTCCAAAAGGTATTGCATCTTCATTAAACTTTAATTCTAATTTAGGAAAGTTTAAATCATTCCTTTGACATATAAAAAACACTCTTTCTCTTTTTTGTGGCACTCCCATACTTGCAGCATTAAGCAAAAATAATTGCACTTTATACCCGGCTGCTTCAAATTCTTTTTTAATCCTGTGAACGTATGCCTTTGCGTTACCCTGAATTAAACCTTTAACATTTTCAGCAATTACAACTTTTGGCTGTAACTTTTTTGCAAGTCGTATGTAATCAAAAAACAAATCATCAAGACGTTGCTCTGCCTGCCCCTCTCGAAATACTTTTGTTTTGCCCCAGTCTTTTTCCCTGTTGCCTGCCATGCTAAATGAAGAGCAAGGAGGTGAGCCATCTAAAATATCAAGGTTATATAAATCTTCTGGAAATTCTTTCCTATCTGCAAAACCTCTTATATCTTCAACAAATAAGTATTTTGGATTGTGATTAGTTTTATAAACATCTGCAACTTCAGGGTCTATTTCAACACCTCCTAAATGTTCAAACCCTGCTAATTTATAACCCATAGTCGAACCGCCTCCACAAATAAAAGTACCAAACACTTTTAACCCGTGACTTTTAGGATAGCCATCTTTTAAATACCACTTATATGAAAACCTATGTTTACTCATTGCCTAATAATTTCCATACTGCCTGTTCAGGTGTTGAAGCTATTTTACTAAGTTGCTCCCTTACTAATTGATATTCATCTTCAGTATATTTTAATTTAATTATCATTTCAGTATCTAAAGCATCAATATCAATTTCTTCGTTTTTTTCTGAATAATCTACATTGTTAAAATTAGGAATATCCAACCCCCATTCTTCAGCCTCCGAAAATTCTGTTTGTATTACTTGCCAGTCCCAATCCCCATAACCTATATTGTCTTTAATAATAAATTCTTTTTGTTGTTCGGGTGTTAAATCACTTGCTTTAATAACTGGTATTTTTTTTAAGCCTGCTTCCTTACAAGCTTTCAATCTCATATTACCGCCTAAAACAATCATATCGTCATTTACTATAATTGGGCGGAGTTCTAACATTTTAGGAAAATCTGTAATAGATTTAACTAATTTAGTAAACTTTTCGTCCTTTATAGTCCTGGGATTGTTTGGGTTTGCTTTAACCTGATTAATGTTAATTAGCTCAGTTTTTAAACTCATATTTAATATATTTTTTCAAATTTAACACTATTTTTTTAAATATTATAATTATTTTAATTACTTGATTATGTAGCTTTTATATGTTTTTTAAATTATTTCTTTTAATTTTAAAATATATTTTTTATTTTTGCCAATATTAATTAATTAAATATTATGGACTATAAAGATTTTTTAGAAAGTAAACGACACACGTTAGGAGAATTTGGTTTTGAGCCTAATTATTATCCTGACATTGCTTTTGATTTTCAAAAGTACATTATTGAAAAGGCTGTTAAAAAAGGTAGGATGGCTATTTTTGCGGATACTGGATTAGGTAAAACTTTAATTCAAATATCTATTGCTAACAACATTGTTAAGCAAACTAATCAAAAAGTATTAATACTTACACCTTTAGCGGTTGCTTTTCAATTTATATTAGAAGCTGAAAAGTTAGGTATTGATGATATTGAGTACTCAAAAGACGGTAAGCATACTAAAAAAATTGTAATTTGTAATTATGAAAGGTTACATTATTTTGATAGTAAAGATTTTACTGGTGTTATTTTAGATGAAAGTAGTATCTTAAAAAACTTTGATGGTAAAATTAAAAGTCAGGTGACTGCATTTGTTAAAAAGATACCTTACCGTTATTTATCTACTGCAACACCAAGTCCTAATGATTTTATTGAATTAGGAACAAGTTCCGAAGCTTTAGGTTATATGGGATATATGGATATGCTTACTAAATTCTTTAAAAATAACCAAAATAGTGTTGATAGTAATAATAGAAATATTGGTGAAAAGTTTTATTTAAAACCTCACGCTGAAAAAGATTTTTTTGCTTGGGTTAACCAATGGTCTATAATGGTTAAAATGCCTTCTGATTTAGGGTTTTCAAATAACAGATATAATTTACCTAAATTAATTGTAAATAAGCATACTATACAAAATCAAAGTCTTATTGATATTAACGGTCAAATACAAATGTTTACTCCCATTGCTAAAAGTATGACAGAGGTAAAATATGAGCAGGTTCAAACTATTGATAAAAGATGTAAAAAAGCTGTTGAATTAGCACAAAACAAAACATCTGTATATTGGTGTAATTTAAATAACGAAAGTAGTTTATTAAAGTCTTTGGATAATGAGGCTGTTGAAATTATAGGTAACCAGTCAATAGAAAAGAAAGAAGAAATACTTTTAGCTTTTGCTAATGGTGAAATTAAAAGACTTATTACTAAAGCTAAGATGACTGGTATGGGTTTAAATTGGCAGCATTGTAATCATACTGTATTTTTTCCAACGTGGAGTTATGAGCAATATTACCAAGCTATTAGAAGATTTTGGAGGTTTGGTCAAAATAATGATGTTACTTGTGATATGGTAATATCTGATGGACAAACAAGAGTATTAGAAGCTTTACAGCAAAAAACTGATAAAGCTATACGGTTGTATGAAAATCTAACTAAAAATGTAAATCAATCATTTGAGAATAAAAAGAAAGAGTTTAACAAAGAAATAATAAAACCTAAATTTATAAAATAAACAACTATGGAAAACAAAGTAAAAGACCAAGTAATTACAGATAATTACGCAATATACAATAGTGATTGTATGTTAGTTATGCCTACATTGGATAACGAAAGTATTGATTTATCAATTTATAGCCCACCCTTTGCCGGGTTGTATAATTACAGTAGCTCTGAAAATGATTTTAGCAACTGCGAAAGTAAAGAACAATTTTTACAACAATATGAATTTTTAATTGCTGAAATTGCAAGGGTTACTAAACCTGGTAGAATATCTGCAGTTCATTGTACTGATGTATTTGATAATACTTGTAAATTGTGGGATTTCCCCAACGAAATTATAAGACTACACGATAAATATGGTTTTGAATACAGAAACCGTATAACAATTTGGAAAGAGCCTTTAAAAGTTCGTATGAGAACAATGGTTCAATCTTTAATGCATAAGTTTATAGTTGAAGATAGTACAAAATGTTTTACCGCTATGCCTGATTACGTTTTGATATTTACAAAAAAAGGTGAAAATCAAATACCGGTGACACACGAAAAAGGATTACTTAGATATTTTGGTGAAACTCCAATTTTACCAAACATATTACAAGCTTGGAATAATGCTAATAATTCAGATTTAAACTCATCACAATTATGGGAATATTTAAATACTAAATTTAAAGACCATAATGACCCTAAAAGTAATAAACTAAGTCATTACATTTGGCAAAGATACGCTTCTTCTGTTTGGGATGATGTTAGGATAGATAACGTTTTACCTTTTAGAGATAGCAAAGAAGAAGATGACGAAAAGCACGTACACCCATTACAATTAGATGTAATTGACAGATTAGTAGAATTATATTCTAATCCAGGTGAAATTGTTTTAACTCCTTTTATGGGTGTTGGTAGCGAAGTTTACAGCCCTGTATCGTTAGGTAGAAAAGCTATCGGTATTGAGTTAAAGGATAGTTATTTTAAACAAGCTATACTTAACTTAAAAGAAGCCAAAGTAAGATTTAATGAAATAGAAAAACAAGCAACGTTATTTTAATAATCAATATTTTTAAATAATTTAAATAATTTTTATTAAATTTGTAGTCCGTTCTTTTTTTATGAAGCACAACTTATGTTGCGACCATAAGTATAATATAAATTATTTAACACCCTTATCGGGTTGGTGCTATTACATTAGGCTAAACAGTTTGTTGAGTCTTTTCGGAATGTAATAGGTCGCACATCAACTCGGTAAGGGTATTTTTTTTATGAATACAGGACAAATTATTAAAAGTAAATCAACTAAATCGCCTTATACTCAAATACATAATGAGTTAATTAGAAACAATGAATTAACGCTTGAAGAAAAGGGCTTAATGGCTTATATTTTATCTCTTCCTGATGATTGGGTATTGTATAGGAAAAATTTATACAACGTACTTCCTGATAATAAAGGAACTATTGACCGGTTGTTTAGGTCTTTACAAAAAAAAGGATTTATTGTAAGTGCTAAACAAATTGGAGCTGACGGAAGATTTACAGGTTGGAACCATATTGTTTATGATAAATCTATACACCGAGATATAGAAACACCGATGTCGGATAAACCGAGTTCGGTAAATGCCGAGTTCGGTCAAACTGCTCCTATACTAAATACTAATACTATACTAAATACTAAACTAATACAAAAGAAAAAAGAATATATTAAACCCTCCTTAACTGATATTACCACTTACATACAAGAAAAGGGATACGACACGAACATCGCCAAAAAATTCTTTGACTATTACGAAGCGGGGGACTGGCACGATAGTAACGGAAGAAAAGTTAAAAACTGGAAACAAAAACTTAATTCGGTTTGGTTTAAGGATGAAAACAAAGTAAAAAAAGTTAACTTACCCCCTAATTGGCAAAATATGACACTAACACAACAAGAACAATGGAGGTCTAACAATGGAAAATAATATCTTACCAAAAGCCCCTGAGCTGGAGCAAATCGTACTCGGTACATTTATGTTTGTTCCCTCCTCGTTTAGCCAAGTAGCAAATATAATCTATACGGATTGCTTTACTACAAGCGAAAATAAAATAATATTTGAAGCCTGTAAATCGCTTTTTTTACAAAATACACCTATTGACCTCACTTCTGTTTTTTATGAATTACAGAAAAGAGAGCAAAAAGTAAACATCGTTTATTTATCGAGTTTAACCTCCAAAACAACGGGTAACTATAATTTAGAAAAACATTGCTTAATACTCGTTGAAAAACATTTTACAAGAGAAACGATTTTAAAGGCTGATAAAGCGATTAAAGATTGTTTAGATGGTTTAGATATATTTGATATAATAAACGAGCTTACAGGCTCTATAAATGCGTTTACAGGCAATTTAATTGCAGATATGCCAAAGGAAATTTCTATTTTGTTAAATCAGTGGGAAAAAAAACAACTTGAGAATAAAGAGGGTTTAACTGGAATAGATACCGGTTTTTATGATTTAAATCATTTAACGGGAGGTTGGCAGAATACTGATTTAATTACTTTAGCTGCTCGTCCTGGTATGGGTAAAACTTCCTTAGTATTACATCAAACCTTACAAGCTGCTAAAAGTGGTAAAAAAGTGCTTTTCTTTTCTTTAGAAATGGGAGCGGAGCAATTAATACAAAGGATGCTAAGTTTAAACAGTATGATTGATTTGGAGCGTATAAGAACAAAACAACTAAAAGATACAGAAATAAATCAATATGCGGAGTCACACGTAGAATTAAGTCAACTGCCTATTTTTATTGACGATAAAAGCAAAGCAAATATTTTTACTATTAAAACAAAAATGACGAAAATTAAAAAAGACTTTGGTTTAGATTTAGTTATTATTGATTTTTTACAACTTATTCGGGGTGATAATCCTAAAAATAGAAACGAAGAACTTGACCAAATAACCCAGGAGTTAAAAGGACTGGCAAAGGAATTCAATATACCTATTATAGCTTTAAGTCAATTAAGCAGGCAAGTAGAAGCAAGGGCAAATAAATTACCTCTATTAAGCGATTTGAGAGAGAGTGGAGGTATTGAACAAAATTCAGATATAGTAATGTTTATTTATAGACCTGAATACTATTCTATATTTGAGGACGCTAACGGTAATTCAACAATAGGCAAAGGCTATTTAATGGTTTCTAAACATAGGAACGGAAGTTGCAAAGATGTTGAAGTCGGTTGGCAAGGTCAATACACTAAATTTTACGACTTAAAAAAAGAATTTAATACAATACAGCCTAATAATTATTTTTAAAATTATTTTTTGTTTTTTAAAAGTATTTTATTAATTTTGTGAAATGAGAGCAGAAGACTATAAAACAAGATTAAAACCATTTAAACAGGGATATGTAGCCAGTCAGCTTAATATGACGGAGGGTTATTTATCACAAGTCTTAAACGGTAAGCAACCACTCAGTAAAAAGACTGAAAAAATGCTTAACGATTTTTTAAATAAACATAACCAATAAAAACCAAAAACAATGAGAAAAGGTACACCAACAAACGTGGTTAGCAACGGAACGTGGACTAACCCAAACGGACAAACTTATTACAAATGGACTATCTCGATGGATAACGGAGAAGTCGGAGGAGCTATGACTGCAAAGCAGGAGCAGGACAAATGGGTAATAGGTAAAGAAGTAAGTTATACTTCGGAGCAAAAAGGAAATTTTTTAAACTTTAAGATTGTAGAAGAAAAACCAGTCTTTGGAGGGGGTAAAGTAGAACCTAAGCAACAAGGTGTTATAACTTATTTAAGTTGTGCTTCTACGGCTGCAAATTTTTACGCACAAAGAAGTAACGGAAGTGAAGAGCAAGTACTTGCTTTTGCTGAAAAATTGTTTAACGCTGCAATAGCTAAAAAAATGTAATTATGGAAACTTTAGATTATATAAACTACGCAAAAGAAGTAAAAGAGGGTAATATAAACCCTCTTGAAGCCTACATCACTTTAAAGGCTGCATTAGTTGATTTAGAAAAGGCTTTAAAAGAAGTCCAGGATTTAGCAATAGACGAAGCCTGTAAATACGGTCAAAAGTCTTTTGAAGCTTATGGAGCAAAGGTCGAAGTAAGAAACGGAGCAAGTCGCTGGGATTATTCAGGTGTTCAGGTTTGGAAGCATTTAAAAGAACAAATAGGTAATGTAGAAAAACTTGCTCAGATGGGCGGTCAGGTTTACGTTGAAACCGGAGAACCTATCGAACAAGCAAATAAAATACCAGGACGTGAAACAATAGCAATAAGTTTTAAATGACAACGGAACAAATAGAAAAGGGACTGGAGCAAATCCAGTCCTTAATTGAAAGGCAAGCAACTATTGATAGCCCTGTCGATGTTATGGAAAAGCTTAACGATTGTGTTAATATTTTAGGTATGAGTGCGGAAATTGTCGCTTGGACTGAAAAAAAATACAACGATAAATTAAGTTTATTATGTTTGGCTAAGGAATATTCTAAGTTATCGGCAACGGATAAAAAAATGGTCTTTGCTGGAGCATTAAGTAATGAAATTATGTTTCATACTAAAGCCGAACGCTTAAATAAAGCCCTTGTGCATACTTGTGACGCACTTCGCAGTATGCTATCTTTTATAAAAGAAGAATTAAAAAATATAAAATAATTTACTATATTTGTATTGCTAACTCACTAATGAAAAAAATTAGAAAAATCCTATCGTTTTACATTGCCATAGCGTATACTACGCAAGTGGGTTAGCCTTTGTAATCCGGTAGGTATTTTTTTATGACTA